TAGTTCATTCTAAAATAAACTTCATTAACGATTGCGAGAGTAGGGATCTCATACATAGAAGTATTCAACCAAGAGCCGTCTGTCTCAATCGCGAGACCGCATGCTGCATCGGTAGTAATTGTGAAATCCTCAAATCTCGGCTGCCAGAGACGAAGGAAATTAATATAAGAAGGCTTAAACCACTTAATATTTCCGAGGTAGGCAAGCTCATCCTCAGTAAAACGAAGTTTGCAATAAGCTCTAAGTTGCTCTTTGATTTCCTCTACCATCTCCTGAGTGAAGAAAACATCCTTGTTTCTGCACTTAAAAGTCCAAGTTGTCATGTAACTGGGGAACTGATGATAGATTGCCTGACCCATGGAAAACTTGTAGAGGTCAGTTTCAAGCAACGAGTTAATAATAGGATTAAGTTTCATAATTCATGTTACTCCTGTTTATTATTTTTATATTATATAATACAATAAAGGTAGGCTATTTTTCAAGCCTACCTTAACATTATTTTACGTTTTATCCAGCATTTTTTGTGCTTTGATATATTCTTTTTTGAAGTCTTTAAGAAAAGCAATAGCGTCTCTGCACTCATCACAAACCCAAGGTGTACTGCAATAAGTCATTCCTTCCGGAAGACGTCTTGTGTTTTCACAGCACAAACATCGTTGGGAATAGTAAATTGTTGAACCTGTAGAAGTATGAATTGAAGCAGTTCCCATTACTCCGCTACCTCAAACTTAGTAGCAAGCTTAGTAGACTGATAACCAATAAGCTCAAAGTCATCTTCTGTAAAGTCATAAAAATCCTTTACGTCTGGATTAAGCTTAAGCTGAGGACCAGGATATTCAGGATTTTCCATAACTTCCTTAACAAGGTCTACATGACGGTCGTAAATATGAAGATTATTTACAATATGGACAAGTGTACCAGGCTGATAACCACAAACCTGTGCAAGCATATGTACCAAAACTGCATATTGAATAGTATCCCAACCACCAGAGGCAGCAGCTGCAAGCAAGTCACCTGAACGCTGAATTACGGTACAATTAAGCTTTCCGTCAGAAACATCCCAAAGAGTCTCATACACACACGGAGGAAGATTCATCTCATTAAGGTCCTGAGGACACCACATAGTAGTAATCATTCTGCGGTCCATTGGCTTATTCTTCAAAAGATAAATAAGATTATCTACCTGGTCAAACTTGCCGTAGCCATAATCAGATACCTTACCAAGCTGATAGCCATAGGTCTTACCAATAGTTCCGTCTTCACCTTCCCAAGCTCTCCAAATAGAAGCAGATTTGCCCAGTTCATTTACAACATTAGACTTCTTCTGCCACATCCATAGAAGCTCTCTTACCACGCCCTTAAAAGCCTGAGTTCTGAGAGTAAGAATAGGAAATTCTTTAGAAAGGTCGTAAGTTCTAACTGCACAGAAAGTCTTAATTGTGTGCGCAGGAGTGCCGTCGGGCCACTTAGGTCTTACGGGATAATCCTTGTCATTAAAACCATTAGTAAGAAGTTCGTTTACTTCATCTTTAAAATAAAGATCTGCAATGCTCATTTAATATAATTCCTTTCAATTAATACTATATTATACACTAAATTTTGTTTGATTTAGTTTAATTTTTGCGGCCATTTCTGGAGAATAATAATCGATATTAGCTTCCCAATCAGGTTTATTATAAATATACTGCATGTACTTTTCTACTGCGTATGGAAGCTTTGTAATATAGTCTGTTAGAAAAACAAGAAGCTTTTCCCACTCTGCATCCTGTTCAAGTCGACCTTTTACTCTGCCTCCGATAAAAAGTCTTTCTTGAATAATCTCATTAGTCAACTGTTCTGCAGTATGAGTTTTCCACTGTGACGACATCTCAGGAAGGTAGTCCATAACGTGCTGTACGCAACCTCCTGGAGCAAGGTGGTTATCTCTATTTACGGCATACCTAAATTCTGCAATTAAAAGCTGATATAAATCTTTTTCATCAAGCTTTACCATTTTATTCTCCTTGGTAAATTAAATTTATATTATATAATACAATAAAAAACGGCCACATTTAGTGACCGTTTAATTATTTTAGTTATAATCTTTGTATTGCTCTGGAATATCGTAGTAGCTATGATATATATTTGGCTTAAAGAGCTTAAGAATACTAAATTTCTCAAGTTTTACTTTACAGTGATTTATTGCTTTCCAGCAAGGGAAAGGTACCATATAGCCGACAATATCACAGTGATCATAGAAGTTATAAGCCTCTGCACAGCAAGATTTTACAAAGTTATATGTATCTTTACCAAAGAAAGGCTTAACACTTCCATAGGTATAAAGGTATGGTTTAATACCAAACTTAAAATAAATATCTTCTGCACAAAGTTGTGCTAATCCGGAACCAAGGGACCAGCCAAAAACTTCTATAAAGCAATCAGGATGCTCTTCTAATAAAGTGGCAATTTTAGCTCTTACCGTCTGCTGACATACAAGCCACATTCCACCCCAACCTCTATGTACTTTTAGCTGAATTAGCTTGCCGTCAAAAGTAAACTTGTCATAAATTTTAGAAGCAAAATTAAAATTTACGCGCCAGTCTGATTTTGTAGAAGTTTGCTCAAAAAGCACTTGGATGCAATTTCTTGTTGTATCAAAGCGTACTTGATATTCCGCTAAATAATCTTTGCCGCGATAACTATAGGGTATACTTTCATATTTAGCTATTTCTAGGTCAGTTGCTCGCCCATTACAATTTTCAGAGCATATTATAAAGTAGTCCTCAAAATTTAATCTTTTATAATCCATACTAAGTCCTCCTGTTTCTATATAATTTAGCACTTAGTATAGATATATAAATTTTAGATAAATTTAGTAGTATTTTTAGAAACTTCTTTAAGTACCTTTGTTTTTACAGTCTTATACTTTTTAGCAAGCATTTCAAAAATATCTGACTGGTCATTTTCTAGTTCAGCAATAATATTCTGAAGGTCAGTAATTTCTTGATCATGTGCTTTTGTTAAGTACGACATTGGCTTTCTAAGAACTTCTTTTGCAATTTCTTCTGTACAAGCTTTAAATCTCATTGCTATAAAATTTACTGCATCGACATACGACAAATCAAAGATATCCTTCCAGTTATTTGTTTTCTTAAGGCTTTCAATAATTTGAAGCACGAGAAGCTTTTCTCTATTATCTGCAATCTGATGTGTTAGACGATTAGTGTGTGTTTCAATCAGATAATTAAGATTAGACTTTACTACCAAGTCAAAGCTACAAGGAACATAAATATGGTCCTGGTCGAAGAAAGCCAGATTATAGGTTTCAGAAGCCTGAAGTTTCTTATAAAGTCTATCAAAAAGCTCTTGCATATCGCACTGCTTCTTAAATACTTTCTCAATAACAATACGTGTTTCATAAGTAGACTCATCACGCATATCTACTTTATCAAGCAAAATTTCTTTTTCAATGATCTTTCTAACATGCTCTGCTGACTTAGAAGAAGGCATCGCAGTGATAGTGATAGTACCATTTTTATCAATAGTCATCTCAGGTGCAAGTCTGACAGTGCCTTTACCAGTCCTGAGCACTTCTTCCCACTCTGTCTTAGTCGACAAAATCGGCACACCAACATTAGGAATAGGGAGCTTTTTAGGTACCCAGTTAAGGTCCTTATGCTTAAGGATATCAAGGTAGTAATCAAACATACCTTCAATATCCAAACTGGGAATATTGAGCTTGGGAAGACCTGCAGGAATACCAGACATTGAATTAAGGAAACAAAGAGGAAGCAAGGTAGGCAGGGCAATAGGTTCAGGCTTATCAAGCTCACCGGTCATAGTAGGACAATACTCAACGCCGTCACAGGTAAGATCAATAGCAAGATCTGATAGTCTACAACCAATATAACGTGGAGCTGAAGCTTCAATATTCTTAGCTCTGTTACCAAAGTTTCCCTGCTTATCAAGGAAGTTAAATTTATTACTTGTATCACCGAGAGATACAATAACCTCAGGAACTGCTGTAGGATGCGGGTGCATATCAAGACAATAGCCAGCCGCTTCTGCTACCTTAATAATAGATCTAGGTGCCTTCTTATAAAGAGAATAAATAACTCTCTTCTGAACGCTTTTCGCACCGTCAATAACAGATCCATAGGCACGACCAGCAGCAACATAAACGCTATATTCTTTATAATTCTCTGAAGCAAGCTCCAGAGCATCTTTTGTAGGAATAACTTTACTCATATATTTCCTCCTTAGTCAAATAGCCCGTCAAACAAATTTGGCATAGCAGGTTTACCGGTGCCAACTATTGCAATCTTTTTTGTAGAGCTTTTCTCAGCGGGCTTCTTTCTAGGTTTTGTAATTTTTTCAACAGGAACAGGCTCTTTAACAGTAAGCACAGGACCGTCGACAGTAACAGGCACAATATTATTGTCCCGCTTAACTACAGGCTCAGGATTAGTAAATACCTTCGTCTCAGAATTAAGAATAATTCCAAGGTCCTTAAGAAGACTACCCTTACCTTCAGAGGTACCTAAAATTTTATTAAACTCATCAATATCAGAAGGGTATTCAATCTGAAGTACATTTCTAGTATTCTTATCTACAAGGAAGTAATAAAGCTGGTCATCGTTCATTTCTCCAAGACCTTTGAAGCGGTGAACATCTTTTGCAGTAGCAGGAATATCCTCTACCTTATTACACCAGCCGTAATCCTTGGCACTCTTGCCCCAACAATAAAGAGGTGGCAAAGAAACAAATACTCTTCCCTGCTTAACCATGTCAGGAAACAGGTTAATAAATACTGCAAGAACAAGGCAGTTAATCTGAAGTCCGTCAGGGTCGGCGTCGGCAGATATAATAATTCTCTCATATCTTGATTTTGAAGCATCACACTGAGCTCCAATACCACAACCAATAGAGTTTGCAATATCACAAATTTCTTTGTTCTGAATTACTTCCTTAAGGTCCTTATAAGTAGTATTAAGAATCTTACCTCTGATAGGAAGTACTGCCTGGGTTGCTTTATCTCTTACATAGAGGTACGGGCCCATAGCTGAATCACCTTCAACAATAAAGAGCTCTGTATCATCTCTCTTTCTGGAAGCACACTCTACAAGCTTACTTACTACAGAACGACGTCTGATATTATCACCAGAGTCCTCATTAATCTTAATCAATGAAGAAATTTCCTTACGAGAAAGCAAGGCATTTTGAGCTACACGATACTCCTCAAAGCGCTTTATAAGCTGCTGTGCAACCTCAATATTGTCAGTGAGGTACTTTACTAGGCTCTTGCTGAAAGCTTCCATAAGGTCGTCAAAATAAGCCTTATTAACGACCAATTTCTCCTTCGTCTGAGAAGAAAACTCAGGGTGAGAAATAAATACAGCACAAATACCTCTGAGGCCTACGAGGTAGTCTGAAGACTTAAGCTCTACAGCAGGTCTCAAATTTTTATATTTACTAATTAAGGTTTCCCATGCAGAAATAACCGTTTTAGAAAGGCACTGAACATGGGTACCTCCGAGGTAGTTTGCAAGAAGGTTAGTATAACCAAAGTATCTATCCTTAGTATCAGAAGTATATCTAAGAGCTACTTTCATAGACTCGCCCGCTTCGTTCTGTACCTCAATGGTTGGAATATCTACATAAGTAGCGATCTTAGTATCTTCCTCTTTGATCAAATCAAAAATGGTACAATTAGTATCTTGCTCTTCACCATCAATAATGCAGCGCGCTCTAAAACCAAGTGCCGACGCAATTTTACAACGGCTAAGAATAAAATCCTTAGGAATTTTTACAGAGTGGAAGTACTTTTTGTTAGGAATAAATGAAGCCGAAGTGCCATGAAGCTCTTCTGTTTTACCTTTTTTAAGCTCAGTTTCCGCGGAACCGTGAGTAGTTACCTCAACAAATTTACCGCTTCGTCTGGACCTAACTGTAAACGTTTCAGATAAAGCGTTAGTAACAGTCATACCGACACCATTAAGGCCGGCAGAATAATTATAGGAATTATTATCAAATTTACCGCCTGAGTTAGCAACGGTCATAAGGACTTCGATTACTTCCTTTTCCTCGCCGTTCTCGAGCTTTTTCTTGCCGTGAGGGATTCCTCGGCCAAAGTCATGAACAGTGTATCTGTTTTCTTTGGTATCAACTTCTACAACAAGTTCAGTGGAATGCCCGGCGCTTACCTCATCCATGGCATTGTCGAACATCTCAGAAAACAGAGATCTAGGGTCATTGGCTTCGCCAATATACATACCAGATCTTAGCTGAATATGCTCGATGTCATTTAAAACTTTAATATTATCAGAAGTGTATTGTTTTGACATCTTTTGGTATCTTCTCCTTCAATATCTTTATACTTTATATTATACAGCATATAATCTTAAAATTTAACAAATAAAAAGGGCCCATCTATTGACGGACCCGTTTTAGCTTAATATTATAATCTTCTACTCTGCATTAATTCAAGTAATTTTTCTTTATTGCTCATAGGAATTACTTCAAGTCTATTCATTGCAGGAAGCACTTCACTGTGTACGTAGTCATTACCATTCAATGCTTCATAGTCTTTGACTAATTTGAAGAATGCATGATGCTCCATCTCAGACCAAGCCTGCATAGGATTTTTATGCTCATCTGTAAATAATCTAAATTCATCTAAGAGTTTTGCACGTATTGCATTTTTCTCACGATCTTCAAGACGGTCAAGGCGAGTATTTAAGATATTTTGGTTTTCTTTTATACCACCTTTAATCTCTGTTAATGCAACTAAAATTTCTTGGTCGGTAGACTGCAGTTGTTGCTGAATCTGCAAACTCTGTGCTCTATAACCAGGTAGTGCGTCTACTGCTGCTTCTAACGAAAGAATCCTAGCTTCCTTTGCTACAAGCTCACATCTAAGCTGGTCTTCTACCGCTCTAGCCGTTGCGCGCTCATTTGCAATTTCTGCTTTAAGAGCATCTACTTCTGCTTTTCTAGCAGCTTCTTTTCTAGACTCTTCTTCAGCTTGCCGAGCTGCCTCTGCCTCACGTTGCTTTCTCAACTCTTTTGGAAGTGCTACTAATTTATTAAATAATAATGTAATTGTCAGTGTTAATAGCACTGAACCCGCCGTGCTTAGCACAGTTATTAACCAACCTGGCATTTAGTGTTTCTCCTTTGACTAAATAATAAGCATAATTTTATCATTTAATTTAGCCAATAATTTGTAGCTCTTTATTAAATTAACAAATTATTAATCTGTCGTAGTTCTAACACGCAAAATTTGTAACTGGAACTCACCACTACCAGATTCTACAAGCGTTATAGCAGGTACCGGGTAGTTTGTATCTTCTATTTTTTGTATAAAAGTTGGAGCAGTAACAGTTCCTGCTGCTGCTGAAATTACTGAAGTATCGCTACCGACAGAAAGTGCTGTTGCGTTTATTTTTTGTGCCCACATTTCGGGTACTTTACTGTCTACTGTACCAATTTTACCGGAGCCCTCAATACCTTCTTCAGCAGTAACAAGAATATTTTTAGCAGATAGGCTACCTATCTCTGCCATTGGTGCAGTTACTTTGTTATTTGCATCAAGATTATTAGCACTAATAGCATCACTAGAAAGAATGGCGACCTTTACAGAGTGAGCATCAGGGCCATGTGAAATTTCAGGTAATAGCGCTTGATTATAAAGTTTCCACTCACCCTCAATCTTTTCAAATAGGCGTAATGAAATACAGGTTTGATTAACAGTAGTAGTATCTCTTTCAACAGCTAATGGTTTTACATAATATGGTACATCATCTGGAATTGAGCCGGCAAGCGGCGCTACTGAAAAAGATAAACCTGAAAAATAGTAGTCTGCAGGATTTTTTGCATCTACAGTATCTACAGCTTGACCGGCTGTTGTACTACGGGCAGCCCTTAGTAGGTCCAAGGAAGTTTCCGGAGTCTCTCCTGCAGAGTCCTTCTGGTTACGAAGAATTCCTGTAAAGTACTCCTGGAAGCCTGAATAAAGGTGTACATCTTCAATCAAAATATTAGCAAAAATGTAGCTTGGCTCAGTCACACCTAAACTGATTAATAGTTTCTCACAAAATTTATCTACTGAAGCATAAGAATCGTCATTGTCCCGCAAGTCAATACTAAATAAATACCCACCCAAAGCAAGCTCAAATAGATTACTATTATCATCATTAAATTGCTTAATATAAGTTTGTGTATATCCATTCATACTGGAATGTTTTAATGCATTAGCTTCAGTATTTAAACGTGCCTCTGGGTCAAAAGGAATGCGGTACTTATCCTCTGTTGTTATATTACTACCATCACGGTCGATCTCTGTGCTACGTCTACGACCACATGGGTAGGCTCTAACATTGCCACTTTTTATAAAAGCTAAAGTTATATCATTATCTGAGTGTGTTTCAATAAACATGAGAAGTCTCCTTTAATTTATTCTTGTACAGAGCTGTTAGAAATAATTAGTTCCCAGTCTACTACAAGAGCAGTATTGATCAAGCTGTTTGTAGTTACACCTAACTCACAATAAGCTGCAAAAGCCTCTGGAGCGGTTTCGGAATATGAGTATAATCCTATACCAAGATTATCTAAACTTATACCCTCAATCATATCTTGCGGTATAATAAAACTATAACGAACTCTACAATTTAAACCAGAACTTGCAACATCATATACCTTTTCTGGGTCTGTTAGCAAAAAGATAAAACCGGAGGCACTTGTATAAGTATAATCACCTGAACCGTTTGCAGTACGAGATATTAGCATAATTTTACTTGGTTTATTTGACCTAGCAATGGTAAAATCTCCTACTAAGCAATCTGCTAGAAAATTAAATAGTGAGTTGCCGCCTTCATTATGAAGCGTAGCAACTTTATACTTTTTTTGGCCTATGTACTGTGATAATGTCACTACACCAGTATAGGCGAGTGTATTTATTGCGGTATTTTTCATAAAAATTTTCTCCTTGTATATACCATAACTATCACTAACTACCTATAATCTTTTATTTTTATTATAGGTAGTTAGCGTTTTAATATATTGATTTATTCTTCGGTATCAGTATCACCGCTAGAGGCCGTAATAGCCTCGTAATTTGAGTCAGGATCTGCTACAGCTTCATCCAAAGTGGGAATAATATTATTATCTAGCAAGCCAATATTTAGTGTATTAGTATCACCGTCTGTAAAGTAGTTAGCAAAACTAGGCTCTGCGTTAACAAAGTTTGCACCAGGCTCTTCGTACATAGCAGATATACCAGTAATAGCATGACTTTTACTATCCCAGGTAATATCTGGATAAAACTCTGCAGTAAGTTTGTCAGAATAACGAACTTCAGTAGTATATCCTTTTGATACAATATTGGTATTTAATATACGACAGGTAATTCCCGCAGGCACAATATAAGGAAGCAGGTCAGTAAATAGTGTTACATCTATAAGTTTTTCAGGAAGGCACACTTCTAGCACACCGTCAGAAAAGGTACTCAAAAAAGTACCAGATGAACCAACAGCTGCGATCATCGCATTACCAGCGGTATCTACTGCAGTTTTTGTACCTTTATAACGTATAATTATTGGCAGCACTGCAACTAGTGCAGCAAGCTGTTTTTGATCGTAGTTACGCTTTACTTTAAAACCAAGCGTAGCAGCAAGCAATTCTGTTAACTTTGGATTTGCACTTGTGGCAGGTAAATTATACAGGCTGTCAACATTGTGCTTAACATAATTAAGCACAATGTTAATTAGCCAACTCAAATACTGAAAGTCTCTTGATGCACTGGTGTACACAGAAGGAACTTGATTATAAAAATTAATCATGCCAAACCTCCTTAGCTAATACGAGACGAACGAGCAATCTGTAAACCGTTAGAAAGCTGATTAATATCAAGTTTTGAAATAACAAAGTTGTTATTTATATTATTAATATCATAGCTAATAAACGGATTTAATAGCGTATCAGGCGTAACAGAGCTTTCATCAAAATCAATTGCAATGCTAGACTCAACTGGTACGTTATAATAAAACTCACCATCCTTGTCAATAGCACGAATATCAGTTAGTAGCTGGGACTCGCCAGAAGACTCCTCAATAGCAAAATAACCTATTTGCTTAATATTTAATCCCATAGAATTATCGTCTGTCACGTCAATAAGACGCAGGTTATCAAAGCAAAGAGTGCCCTGTGAGCTGCTATCGGTTTTTATGAATAAATCACAAGTAGAAGCAATCTTTATGCAATTTAATCCAGCTTTGAGCATTATCTTATTACCCTCTACAGTTTTTGATGTGTTTAGTAACTCGATATTGTCTAGGCTTGCACCTGGTAATAGCTCTATCCAAGTATTAGCATTACTACTATTTTCTAGGTAAATACTGAAAATACCATAGGTATTAGGCAAAGTCACTACAGAAAACTTTATAGCATTTTCATAGTCATCCGTACTAGTTGCTAATGCCTTAAGCCCAACAGCACTCCATAGCTTATTATAAGTAGTAACAAGCGTCTCAATAGAAGCAGGCAGTTTTGCCATATCAACAGGTCCAGCGGTCTCCAAGTAAGGTATAACAGTTCCAGGTTTTGTTTTTATAACAGACGGAGCATTATCCGCAAATACCTTAACTTCAAAATGATCTAAGTTATTTGGATTATTATACAAGTCTGATAGTTTAATCGAGCTGCCGCTGGTTTGACAAGCTAAATTTGTCTTAAATGAAATAGGATAACCTTCTTTTGGCTCAAGTACCGTTTCTTCTGTTGTATTGGCGGCCTTAAGGGTTACGCTTGTCGTAACTTTATCAGTTTTACGTAATGTCTGAGGATTATTTGGGGACACATTTAACTCTAAAATGCTGCATACTTCCCAGCCATTACCAGCAGAATCATCATCATAAATACTAATAGGCGCTAAACTAACAGGATCTTCTGCACCTGCAGGTAGATACTTAACATTATCACAGTACTGCCACTTCGAACTTAAGTAGTTATCACGGCTATCTTTTGACCCAACAATAGTAAGATTTTTTAAAGTATCTCCAGGGCCCAGCGTAATGTACTGGTACTCAACAAGCTCAATACTGTCATTTCCAGATAAGCGAAGCGGCGTCCAAGGAATATCTTGAGGACCATTGTCAAGAATTGTAGCGATATCAATAATATCTTTTTGAGGAATCTTAGTATTACCTTTTAATACAATTTCAGTACCTGAAGTAAAGCAAGCATACTCTGCTTTATTTTCATCAGTATAGAAAACATACTCGCCGTCTTTTAGCGTATAAGAATTATTTACTCTTAGTCCACCATTATATTCTGCCTTTTCAAGCTCACCACACTCAAAGTTTTTATAAACGTACACAACAGGTGACGTTTTAAAAGTTTCTTCATTTAGGGTTACTTTTGCAAAATCTCTAATCTCAATCTGCTCATTCGTGCCTAGGCTGTGCATACCGATTCTATTTGTTTCGTTGAATACTACCTCCTTAAATGGGGTATGTGATTCCGCGTAAGCAGTAGAATCCATCAAACCAGCCTCAAAACCAAGAGGTCTGATAATAGTACCAGCTTCATAAATTTCTTGAACTGCGTCACCGGTTTTAGTAGAGCCGTCTTCAGCAGTAGAGGAAGGTGTATATTCTATGTATAAGCGTTCACCAGTACGAAGCATGTACTCAGTATTATCGCTGATAGTATTAGCTTTAGCGTCTACTCCAAGGTTTGTTGCTACATAAATACCGTGAAGTCTGGTAGGATAGTTATCTAACAGTCCAAAATAACTGCTTGTAAAACTGATAAGCTTAGAAGTATTTGCCATAACACCTCTACCAGGTGTATAACCATCACCATAAGCGCGGAATAAGTAATTTCCATGCTCAGAGACGGGCGAAATTGCCAGTGAGTCGTTTTTAATAAAATCATTCCACTTTGGCAGAGTCTCATGCGCAAAAGGCACATACTCGAAAGTATACTTTATATAGCAGTCAGCTCCTACGGCTTTAAAATCCTCAGCATTAGCTATAATATAAGTATTAACTTTATCTTTTATGTCTGTAAAAGTACCTGCGGTAAAAATATAGTCAGAGCCATTTGTAAACTTAATTTTAAAGTTATTTACATTGATATTGCCAGGAGCTGTTTCGGCTTCAGTACCAGCTTCACTACAAAGACCAATTTCAGGCACGCCGCCGTGTGATAGCTTTATACAACCGCTTTGCATAAGTATTTCTGCAAAAGAGTATTCTGGGTCTACTCCAGGATTATCGACATCTTCCATAGGGGTATCAGCCGTGGTGCTCTCAGTCTCTGGATCATATATAACTTTTTGAGTTAATGTAATTGTTCTAGTAGTACCATTAAAATAATCAAATACCTTTTGCCAGTTTTCCTTGTTATCTGATAGGATTGAAGATAATGACTTAGCTTCAGCTGCTTCTGCCTCACTAACCGTACTATTCTGTAGGGCTAGGTGATAGTTAACATAGGCAGGATAAGTTTTAGTAGTTATAAAGTTCTTAGCTCTAAATCTAATAAACTCTCCAGTTGAGAGTTCAACATCTGATACCTGATAACTGGTACCGGTCACGTCATTAAATGTTTCAGAAGCGTTTACTTTACAGCTTGTAGTTATCTCTGTAATCTTATTGTCAGCATTACTGATAATAACTCCGTTGCTATAAGTATCTGGCACATAAGTTTTTGTATAAATAATTGGTGCAGGTTCTGTATCCGGGTTCACATCTGTATCGACTTCAGGTTCATTAGTTCCTTGATACTGACCTGTATATATAATACCCTTATCATCTATTTTAATTACAAATGGATTATCGGCAGTAGGCTCATCAAAGCCTTCTGGCATATCGCCGAGAGTAAGTGGTTCACTTTCGATTGGGTCACTTTCATTCTTCTTTTTCTTTGAAGTAGTAACTCTATAAGCTCCTTCAGAAAAGCTTGAATCAAAAGTAGTATTATAGTTAAATAATGGTACTCTACCAGCAAGTACATTACGGAGAGCTAATTTATTATAAATCTTTTTAGCATCCTCGGAATTAAAGTATTTACTAATATAGTTACCTTCCTCATCTTTTGCCATTTCAAAACGGCCTGTTACTGCAGCCTCATCAGCTTCGAACCACTTAGAAGCAACAGCGTATTCCTTAATTTGAGCTGTACCGTCTAACTCGTCAATGCTCTCAAAAACAGAATAAGTTGTGTATAGGGCAGGTTCACTTAAAGATACTATTTTAATTCTTGGGTCGGCATTTTCAATAACTTCTACAATACTTTCAAAAGGAATTTCTTCACCAAAGTCAAGCTCACGCATATTAAAAGCATTAGCAAGAGCTATTTTAATAATTTCTTTTAGAATCTCTCCTTCTTCTACTGTAACTTTAACCGTAGTACCTATCATAGCACTCAGTCTTAGATAGTTATTGATACTAACAACATCACCTACACGAGGAGGAATAATATTATGCGCGATAGTTTTAATATTAAGACTATTAATCTGAGTTTCTACTGCAGTAAAACTTTTTGCACTATAAGTAAATGAGTCATCATAGACTTTTTGTATATCTTTTACATTGTTTTTAATCTGAGAATATGATTTAAATGGGTACAAAACAAGGTCAAAGTAATTGATTGCCGGAGTCGTATCTTCTACTTCCACAGTCTCATCAGAATTTTTTAGTTTAAGAATTCTTGTTTCTGTTGTAGTTAAAGGAGTATCTTTATAGAAAATACCATTAGTATCGCAGCTACAAAGTGTAATAGCTCTATTTAAGTCATTACGAATATCAGTAACAAGTGCATTAGAAACAATAGCCTTACCATTACTGTCAGTAAGGGTATAAATCTTGTTCATGTAGTCTCTGCAAGTAACAAGAGTTTCAAAAGTACCTATAGTCTTTTTAAAGTTATTATAGGCCTGCTTAATTGTTTCAATATTTGCACCAGTGGTTGCCGCAAAGGTATTCTCAACATTAAAGTTCTCTGATGCTACGCCCTCCCAGGTGCTTGGTATCTCAAGATTAGTCAGGGTTCTTGGTGAAACATTTCCACCAGCACCACTTGTTCTTGTATAATAAATAAATAGACCTTCATTTATCAAGTCACTATAGTCAGCAGGAAATTCAATGTATGGGCGGCTCTCATAGGAATCATAACCAAATTTAAACACACGAGATCCACGAGCTTGAATATTTAAGTTATCAACTCTCTCCCAGTGCGTACCGTCACACAAAGTTTCACCTTTACTATAAACGTTATAAACAAAAATACCATTTTCAGCTATTTGTGCTTCTGGTAAATAAAATCTATTATTTTCAGAGATATGCTCTGCGGTGATTACATTATTATCAGTAATACTTTCGCACTTAACAACCTGACCTTCCATACACTTAATTGTTATGTAAGGAGAAATGGTAGAAATATAATAAGGCTTTTGATTAGTAGTAAAATAACTAACGTCCTTATCAGCATTTGTAATTACCGTAAATTTTGGAATTTCCCAAAAACCATCCTCAGCATCGTCTTCTAACTTATGATATCTGATAGTGACATCTGTTTCTGCTGAACGATAATACTTGACATTATAACCAAGCATATCACACAACTTACGCATAGAGTCTTCCTGTGCTGCAGTTGGCATAAATGCTTCAAGAGTATTCTTATCGATATTGTAGTTAAGCTTATCGGCAATACCAGTAAGTGCTTTAAGAATTACAATACCAGGGTCACTCTCATTTGTGCTGGTGGGATCCCAGCGTTCAGAAAGCTTTCCGGCTACATCAAGCAACTCATTCCAAATCTGAACGAAATCCTTTTTTGTTGGGGATAAGTTTAAGGCTGCAACTTCGTTTTTTGTAAGCATCTTTATTTTCCCTTTCTTTATGCTATTTGACGAGATTCATCAAACAATAGTAAATTAAATGTATTATGTGTATAGTCAATTTGGTTTATTCCAGAAAAACGGCAGTAAAGTTTACCTCGTTGTATATCTGATATAATATCGATAGAATTTCTAGAAATTTTAATCTGTGGTAAAAAGATTGCTATTTGAGTATAAATTGTATCAATTAGCATATCCTTTAAAATATAGCTATTTTGATTAAACATATAATGTTTTAGCAAAATACCGAAATAAGGATCACACTCAAATTCTCCACGCTCTGACTGCAGGAGTAGGACGGCATTCTGTCTAGTTGCCTTACCGTATTCATCTTCTCGCCATACTTGCGAGCTATTTGAATTAAACATTTTTGGAAATTTATATGAACGCATGTTAAGCTCCTATTTTAATTATTTGGATAAGTTTTATCTAATAAAACTTCTGGATAACTGCGCAACTTCTTTGAGCAGTTCTCACCACAAACATCGCACTGTTCATGTTCATTTTGATACAAGAAAGGCGTAGTAGACGGACCGACATCGAGGTCCCCATCGTCTATTTCAACATTTTCAGCTTTAAATTGCCACTGTGTCCAGTTCTTAAAACATCTAAAGTTATCGTCTAATTGCTTTCTTGAATTTTTTGTAAGACGCTCCAACCATAAAATATAATCAGCAATATCTTTTGGAGTAGTAAAATTTTTATAGACATCCTGGTTTCCAGTTGAATATTTAAATAAAGTAGTTGCTGGTAAGGTGGCATCAGAGTTCACTTTTAATGAGTTAAAGTTTCCGCCACCACCGCGTGTACTAGCCTCAAATTGGCCTCCTCTAAATAGCTTACCTAAGATGATTGGCCGTTCAATCGCATTTTCCTCAAAGCCAATAAATACTATATCACCAGCAGTTAAGCCATTATAAACACCTGGTGTAATATTAACAAGCGCAGTTGTTTCTACTATACTATTATTACCCGCTGATTCAAATAATGGTATTCTTACCATACAACGGTCACCTGTGCTATTAATCGACTGTACTATAGCTTTAGTAATCAAACCGACACCTCCTACTTAAATAAACTACGTTATCAAATAATTTAGCAAATAGATTTAATAAAAATATAAAGTTAAACCATATTTATATTATACAGTTTAACTTTATATTATTAATTATTAAATTTCATGGAAAGTTCGACTAATAACTTCTCTTTGCTGCTCTCTAGAAAGTGTATAGAATTTAACAGCATAGCCAGAAACTCTGATAGTAAGATTTGGATACTCCTCAGGATTCTCATATGCCTTCATCAAAGTTTCACGATTCATTACATTTACATTGATATGATGTGCTTTTTGAGCAAAGTAACCACCGAGAATTGCAACCAAGTTATTAATTTGCGCTTCTTCGCTGTTTCCAAGCATCTGCGGAATTATAGAAAAAGTATTAGAAATACCATCACGACAGTCATCATAAGAAAGTTTTGCGACTGAATTAAGAGAAGCAAGAGCTCCGTTTCTTTCGCGATTGTGCATAGGATTTGCTCCAGGTGCAAAAGGCGTGAAAGCGGGTCTACCGTCCGGGGTAGCTCCGGTATTTTTGCCATACATTACGTTTGAAGTAATAGTAAGTATAGAAAGTGTGTGCTCTGCGTTTCTGTAGGCAGGCGTTTCCCTGAGCTCCTCTATCATCCTATGACACAAAGCCTTAGCAATATTATCTACGCGGTTATCATCATTTCCGTATTTAGGAAAGTCACCGGTAGTCTCAAAATCAACTATAAAACCATTTTCATCCTTAATTGGCTTAACATTTGCATAGTAAATAGCACTAAGTGAATCAGCAACTACAGAAAGTCCGGCTATTCCAAAAGCCATAAAACGATGAACGTCTGTATCGTGAAGAGCCATTTGAATTTTCTCATAACAATACTTATCATGCATATAATGAATTACATTCATTGTATTTACGTAAAGATTACAGAGCCACTTCATATAAGTCTTAAACCGATCAACGACTTCAAGGTAGTCAAGTTTTTCAGTGTCCATAACGGGCATCTGAGGACCAATATGAATTCCACTTGTAGTATCATAGCCGCCATTGATAGCAACTAAGAGTAATTTTGCGAGATTACAACGAGCCCCGAAGAATTGCATTTGCTTACCTACTTTCATAGCAGAAACACAGCAAGCGATAGCATAGTCATCACCATAAATAGGACGCATGATATCATCATTTTCATACTGAATTGAATCGGTATCAATAGAAACTTTAGCACAAAATCTCTTAAAATCTTCTGGAAGTTCCTCAGACCAAAGAACTGTTAAGTTAGGTTCTGGAGCCGGGCCAAGATTATAAAGAGTATTAAGTATACGGAAGCTACCTTTTGATACTAAAGTTCTTCCATCTTCTCCCATTCCGCCAATTGCTTCAGTAATCCACATTGGATCTCCGCCAAAGAGCTCATTATACTCTGGTGTTCTGAGGTGTCTAGCGAGTCTCAACTTAATAACAAAGTCGTCAATAAGCTCCTGTGCAGACTCTTCTGTAAGAATTCCGTTAGCAATATCTCTTTCAATATAAATGTCAAAGAAAGTGCTCACGCGTCCCAAAGACATCGCAGCGCCGTTTTGCTCTTTGATAGCAGCGAGATAAGCAAAGTAAGTCCACTGAATTGCTTCTTTTGCGTTAGAAGCTGGTGCACTGATATCATAACCATATCCCGCTGCCATTTCTTTTAGCAATTTAAGTGCCTTAATCTGCTGAGAGAGCTCTTCAGAAGCTCGCACTTTATCAGCGTCAAAGTTCCCGTTGAGGGCCTTTTTATCAATTACCTTCTCTTCAATGAGTCTGTCAACTCCATAAAGAGCAACACGACGATAATCTCCAATAATACGACCTCGGCCGTAAGCATCAGGAAGTCCAGTGATTATATGACTCTTTCTCGCTGCTCGCATTTCGTCAGTATAAGCACTAAATACTCCGTCATTATGAGTAATTCTGTCTTTAAATTTGTTTTCAATTTCTTCACTTACTTTATAACCGTAAGCTTCGCAAGCTTGTCTAGCCATTCGCATTCCGCCATATGGGTTAATACCTCTTTTTAGTGGCTTGTCTGTCTGAAGTCCGACAATAATCTCATTATCTTTATCAATATAGCCTGGCTGAAAACCTGTAATTGAAGTAATAGTTTCGGTATCCACCGCAAGAACTCCGCCATTCTGTCTTTCCAGTTTAAGCAGTTCTTGAATTATTTGTATCAACCACTTAGTTCTTGCGGTCGGTCCTGCAAGAAAGCTATTATCTCCTTCATAAGGAGTATAATTAGTTTGAATAAAATTACGAACGTCTATGCTATTTTGCCAAGGCCCTGAGGCAAAGCCTGACCAGTTTACATGTTCCATAATAAAAGCCTCCTTTATAAATTTTGTGGGTAATTAATTTAGCAAAGCTAACATAATATTATACAATAAAAATAAAAGAAAGCTGGCTATATAAAACCAACTTTCTTTTGCCTTTACTCCTTAACTTCAACAAGCTCGAAAGTAACGAGCTCAAGTGTACCGTGGTGTTCTCGACGGCCATAATAAGAAGTTCTATTGTTATAAGCATTAATAGCATTTAAACAGTTGCCACGCGTTTCCCAAAATTTACGTCCAGGATTTGTTATATCATTAACAAGCTTTCCTGTCGAGGTATCTCTAGCACCATAAAGAAATTTCTTATCCATTAGTCAATACACAAGGTATAACCCTTCGCCTCCGGCATATTATGTTCGATAAACTTATTAATATCGTGAATATATACAGGCTTGCCAGCAAGGTAGATATCGCCATATCCTACAATATCGAGTCCCGTAATTCCGTATCTATGAGCCCTGTCTCTCATTGCATCAGGGTCTTTACAAACAACAATGCAGTTTTCCGCAGAAGCTCTTTCAAGAAGTGCTCTAGTCTTTCCAGTTCCTTTTCCGCCACTAACAATAAACATTTAGTCAGTCTCCTTATTTAAAAAATTATCTTCAATTACCAAAACATTTACTTTTCCTGTATGAGCTGTGCACTTATCAATTCCGATAATTTTCCAGTCATCATTTTTGTAAATGTCCCAGCAAGCATTTTCGCCGAACTCACTAAGCTCTCCGTCGCTGCTAATTAAGTGTCCCAAAGAGCAATGCCAATGACCAAATACAATATATTTACCGGTCCTATTCATACCGTCCTGAGCCTTAAAGAACGGATTTCCCCACATAGCTTCTTCCCACTCATTTCTTGTAGCCTCACGCCAGTCTTCCTTATATTCATAATACTTATTAAGCGTATGCCAAGGCTTACTAGCACCTTCCGTAATAGTAGGAATCCAACTATGTACAAATATATAATTCTCAGTTTCAAAATAGTTTACAAGTGAAGCACGATAGGCGGCTGTTCTATTCCAAGTATTTCTACAGCAGTCATCAAAAGGGTAGCCTTCTCCCGCACCGCCAATGTCATTTACGGTACGAGTAGTACCGTTAGAAAAGTCATGACTATAAGGAAATTCTCTCATACAAAGGTCATCAAGTAGAAGGTCATGATTACCTTTTACGAGAATCTTTCTTTCAAGTGACATGAGAAAATGAAGTACTTCTTCGCTCTCATGGCCTCTATCAAAAGCATCACCGCAAGAAATTAACCAATGCTCTGGATTATTTCGGTCAAAGCCGGCCTCATCTAAAGCTTTCTTCAGTGCAGAGTAATAAGAATGTATATCTGAAACGCAGAAAAATTTCATCTCTTTGCCTCCGTAATAAAGGTTGCACTCTCATCTGCAACGTGAAGAAGCCAAGCTAAAGGACAATGCTCAAAAGCAGGTCCGATATTAGGGTTATCTTCCCAAGAGCCCATATGGCAATTAATAGCAACTGCTTCTTCAGGAGTCAGCTTAATAAAGTTCTGAAGAATAAATACTGACTTACTCCCGTGTCCGCCATAATGTAGCTTTTCATTATGAGTATAAGCCTCGTAAGGCTCCCACTTACCGTTTTCATCCTTACGGTAGCGGGTCTCTTTCTCATACATATTTACTTTACAAAGATCATGGAAAAGAGCTACGATAGCAACGCTTTCTTCAGATACCTGAATCTCAGGATAAATTGTAAGTAGCTTTACAAGGGCGTCGTATACGTTCAAAGAGTGCTCTACAAGCCCACCTTCATAAGAGCCATGATACTTTGCACTCGCCGGTGCAGTAAAGAAATCACTACTCTCGAGCCATTCAAAAAGTTCTGCTTTGCCTGTACGATTAAACGTACAAAGTGAAATAAATCTTTCTCTATTTGTCATTTAGTTCTCCTTAGGAAGAAATCTTTCAATATAGTTTCGGTCCTGTGTAAAAATAGGACACTCTTTGTCAATATACCATTCAGTTCTTGCTGCGCCGTTTACTTCGATAGCTCTCTTATAACAGCAGATACCACGCTTAAACTCAATAGGCATATCATTGAAATTAATGCCTTTCTGCCAAAGCATTTCCTGAATCATATCAGTCTTCTTTTTATGCAATTCATTATGATTAAAATAAGTCTGGCCAAGCATCTGAATTGCGTTTCGAGTAGCATCTTCTTGCCTCCACACAAAGCAATTCACAACTTCAGAAGCAGGAATATTAAAGCAGCGAGCATCAAACATCGCACCCTTATCACAACACTTCTTTAGTGCTTCAGAATATCTTTTAATAGGCTCCTCAAAGTAATGATTACACCACAAATCAGATTTATGATAATCATCTACAAGCATATTAAATGACTTATTGAAAATCATTGTTGCCATAGAAGCCGCAACAGAGCAGATCTTTTGCACGTTATAATCAAAGAAGGCATCAGTAGTCAGAGTATCATAGTCAGTCAACAGAAGCGAAATTTCATCACTCTGCGTATAACCAAACTTACAACCCTGAATATTTTTACAAAGATACTGCAAAGTAGAGTTCATTGCCTTATGAAAAATCTCATCGTAAGGCTTTTGCAAATTACTAGTAAAGCTATGGAAAGCCTTACCGTCCAAACGAATAATACAAGGCGTACGTCGTGTCAGATAAGTTTTACTACGATTCTCGTAGTTTTCTTTCATACGATCGCCAAGAGAATCTTTTTTATTATTTCCCATTATTATATTTCCTTTACTTTTTATTATAATATATTATACAATATCAGGAATAGCAATCTTTAGCTCAGAAATAAGTTCATAAAAATCTTCCCACGAAACTACTCTAAAGTCTGCAACAGAAGTATTTTTATTGTAAGGCGCGTCAAAAACTACTTTAATTCCTTTAAAATTTACTAAGTTATGTTCAGCGTCGTCAAGCAGAAGATCACAATTAATAAGTGATTTATTATATGTAATAATTATATTTTCTTTTTTTAAAAAAGGAAAATGAGCAAAAAGGCATTTGTCTAACTTATACGGAAGTGTTCTATAATGAGAACTGGTAATTATATAAACTTCATCACCTTCAGAAATAAGCTTTTCAATAACTTCAACAGCGCCAGACTTAATAGAAACTTCATCCCAATACTCTGGTGTGTTCAAAGGCTCAAACAGCTCACGTTTTGATAATGTTGGAAATACTTTTTCAAGTTCCCACTCGACTATATCAGATAACTGTACACTAGTTCCGTGCTTTCTATTAAGCCACTCAACCCAAGTAATAAGCATATCATTGATTGTTCCGTCGAAATCAAGTCCAATTACCATCTGCTTTTCTCCTAAAAATAAAATTGGCCCACAACCCGGGATTCGAACCCAGATGATACACTCGTCAGCGCATCGCTGCTTCTCCGCGGTGCGTCTACACCAAAAGGACTTACAGTTAATTCTGCCTTTAGTCAGGACTTACATTTGTGTCGCCTGTTCCGCCAGTTGTAGATATAGAAGCGGGGTGCCTTTACCTCAGCACCCCTTATAGAGGCCTCCCACCTAACCTCCATCGCAGTATGTCTCGTCTTCCTCGGCGATACCGAGCCTGCGCCCACGGCCATTACTCAGCGTCCTGAGCAACCAATAATGTTGGGTGGAGTGTCCTCACAAATAACGAAGTACATAAATAAGGTCTCCTTCCTCAAATAAAATATTTTGTAGGCTGTTCATCACACTCCATTTACCACAGCGCTTTTGACAATCCCGCAGAGGTTCCGCCCCGCTAAGTTTAAACGTGTTACACGGCCTGCTTGCACCCCGATTCATCCGGACATTTCGAGTGCCCTAGAGCTAACGGCTTAAGGATCCTTCGTGGCACCTACAATTAAATTGCTTGTTGCTGAGCACCCAAGCGAAGGTGAACGGGGAACTTCCCACGTCATTCGACTCAGCTGTATAAAATAAGGCTAGCTAATCCTACATTTTATACTAGGCTGTTCAACTCTCTCCATTTACCACAGCTTCTGCATCCCGTCTTTCAGTCCCCGGCCGTGCTAGCTTCTTAGGCTGCTTTTGTTCCGGCTTACTAACTGAATCCATAGGGCTTCGTGGCACCCCAAAAATCAGGCTGTTCATCAAACTCCATTTACCACTGCATTTTGTCGCCTCACAGAGCTTTATCTCGTTGACGGATTGGTTACCTTGTAAAACAACGAGCTAACTTCATCAAGAAGTATTCACTCCCAAGTTATTGGCATCGTGGCACCTCTAAACATATCAGGCTGTTTATCGCATTCCATTTACCACTGCTTCTGAATCTTATTGGTACCCGGTATGACCCATAATCAATCATCCGACCAAGCTAAGCTTCGTGGCACCTGATATTATATAATACGATTTATTGATCGTATTTTTCAAAGTGATCCCAATCTTTTTTCCACTTTTTGGAATATTTGTCAAGAATCTGCTCTACTACACAGGCATTACACTGCTCCACACTCACGGGATCAACTACATACCAATCATCACCAAGAAGATAGCTGGTAAGTATATCAAGAGCTTCCTGAGCGTTCATTGGTGCAGGGCAAAGACCGTAAGACGTATCGCAGATATTATTCTTTATGGCTTCAAAGCCTTCATTATACCTGTATTCTTTCTTAGTCTTCATTTACTATCTCCAACTTTTCAATAGTAATATCCTGAATGCCATGCGGGTGAATAGGCACAAATACACAATTAGTCAATCCATGCTCAGCGAAGTCTTCTTTTAGTTGTCGAAAAATAAAATGAGCTTTATCCATTGGAGCATCTGGCAACTTGACTTTAACCAAGTTAATAAATTCTGCGTCAGAAGATACTGATTCAAAGGCATGAGATACTGCTTTTTCCCAGTCTTCCTTTTGTGTATTGTCTACAAGATCGATAGTCAAATTTTTAATATTAAGTTTCTTCATTACGGTATTCCTCAATAAGTTTTTCCAAACCGAGCTTAGCTGATTCTTCAGAAAAGAAAACTAGACTACCAAAATGTTCTTTATAGACAACTTCCTTAGAAGTTTTGTTTGAGCCCCACATTTTATCAATTACTCCGTTGGCAACGCTGATTCGGTCTACATCATACTCTGTAATATTATAAAAACCTGGAACATTAAAAACTAACCAAAATTTCTTAGGCAACTCAATAATAGTAGAAGCGTCTTTAAAGTGCTGACAGTCCACTGCTGCAATATCAAGATCCGCACCGCCTCTATTCTGCATACAAAGCTCCGCATGTATACACTTTGTACACTTCAGTTCTTTCCAATGATCAAAAGGATTATACATTAGGCGCCTCCGTCTTCATAACGTACTCAAGTAGTCTCACACAATCATCACTGAAATTTTTTACATCTGCATCCTGTACTTCTCTCGGCTTATCAAACCAAAGCTCTCTTCCTGCCCGCTGGCCGTAGAAAAAATCAAACTTATTTATAATATCAATTGCCTGTTCTTTTGTAATCATACGGTAGCATACCTCTTTTTATGGTCTCTGTTTAGAGCCAAGTTTGCATTAGTAATATCAAGAATTTCATCCCAGCGAGAAGCACCCTCACGGAAGTGCATAATACCAGGTTTATGTTTAAGCTGGTCAATAATTCCCAATGACTGATTTAGAGTCATCATATCATTATAGCCCATAGGCGGAAGGTCAGGAAATCTGAGATTCTGACACAGAAAATTAAGTTGTTCGGTCATAGTAATTCTCAAAGTAGTCGCCGGTGTTTCAACGTCAATAAAATGATCTTCAGACATATACAGATATCTATACAAAGTACAAATATCATTAAAATCTGTCAATAGAGTATCTATCGTTCTCATATAATAATCTCCTTGCGATAATCTTTACTTTTTCTGTCCCAAAACGATCCACCGTGACCTACGTCTCTCATATAAAGTTTCTCAAAAGTAAAGAAATCTGCCTCGTTAAAGCCGCCATGAGCGTCAACAGTCTGAATAAAATGTTCTCTTTGTACGTCATTAATTGGCACATTCTCATCATCTAGGATCATAAAATAGTTAATTTCAGGATGCTCGTCAAGATATTTCTGAATCTCATGACCGCGAGACCAACCTTCTGATACCTCAAGATGCTCTGTCTTACCAAGAATTTCAATACCCTCTCTGAGACCACCATTAATAAGGCATTCCTTGTAGTTTTTATCTCTACGCCAAGTAGAAGTAACTACAATATCATAATGAAATTTCTGGCAAGCCTCAGATAGCCACTGTACTGCTTGAAAATTATTTACTTTTCCGTGGCTCGGCCAATTGTAATTACAGTGGGTACCCTTCTCATTCCACATAGGAGTATTCACGACACCATCATAATCAAGAAATATTACTCTAGAATTCACTTTATACACTCCTTCTGCGATTACTTTACTCCATATTTATCTACAATATAGCCAAGAAGCGCTCGGTGCTGGTCATCATCAATATAAATATACTCAGCATCATTCCAAAGATATGTAGGTTTAAGTTTATCGTAAATACTCAAGTCGCCTTTACACTCTTCGTAATCTTTGATAAGGCCTCCGGAGGTATCTTGAAGATTAGGATTTTCTTTATTATACTTTTTACAAGCATTCACAAAATAAGTCATTCCAGAGCCGTTAAGAATTTTAAGCACCACAGCATTATCAACTTCGTAAGTACGCTCACCACTATCGTTATACATAAGGCAATACTTTGCTGCATCAGCCATATGCTTTTCAGCCTTGCCGAGTTCGTCAAAAACTTCTCCGTCAGCAGTTCTATAAACCATTTCAATACCGTCAGGAAGTGCTTTTACTGGCGGTGTAAAATCAAAAGCCTTCTCAAAAGCAATAGCATAACAGTCATCACACATAGCCTCAGATACCCAGCTAGGACCGCCAAGGTTCACATGCAAACTTACATAAGAAGAACCTTTATCGATTGAATGCTTACACTGCCTACAAACATGAATTTTCTTAGACTTGCTTATTCTTTCAGCCCAACCATTTGCTACAGGACAATAAATACGATTATTCATTTTATGTACTCCTTAATATTTACTATTATATAATACAATATACGGTAAAGAAAAATCAGACATTCTTTTAAAATGCCTGATTAAAAAATTCATCTGCCAAAGCAAGGTCTGCAATAAATTCTTCTTCTGTTTTATTGTGTAATCTAAGCTGACGTCTTACTTCTGCCTGGTAGTCTTCATTTATACCATCCGGCCAAGGTCCTGCACAAGAAATATCATTAACCATATGCTGATATACTTCTCTGCCCTCTGAAATACAACTTAAACAAATTGCATCAGAAAACGCTCCAAAGCCTGAGCAGACTACAAAGCCTTTAGTATTCTTTGCTCCACAAGCAGCACACTTTTCAATATTCTGAGGTTCAAGCTTCGGGATCATCTTTTACCTCCTGATGGCGGCCACTTACAAAATATTCCTTAATACTGTTCAAGATGGGCTTCTTTACCGCGGGAACAATAAGGTAATAAGGTGTAAGTTTAGGCTCCCAACTACCCCAATCAATAAATTCAAGAGCTTTTTCAGCCTGCTCCTGAGTCATGTGCTCATCGTCATAAAAAACGTAGTACTCATTGTAGCCAAACCAATAGTCTTCTAGTTTAATATTAAGCTGCTGAAGCATTAAATACCTCCATTAACAAAGATAACAAACGTAGCTGTAATCTGAACTAAGTGACAAGCCTGATCTGTCCAAAGATTGATCCAGTGTTTATTTGCTTTACAGTCATCAACAAAAGCATGCATAATCATATTAAAAACAAGCATACCGACAAACGCACCACTGATAGCAAAGCTGTTAAATAATGCAATAGGCAGCATAATCATAAAAGACCAGCTAAAGGAGTGCATAATCAAAGCCCAGATATAGTCAAATCTGTAGAGCTTCTCAGGTGCATTATCCTTCCACCACTGCTTCTGCTTAGCCGACGCAAGCCAGCCCTGAAGGTAGTAATCATCTACAATATGACAAAAGATCATAAGAATAAGAACAAACAAAATATTCATGACATATACTCCTTATCAATAACAGTTAAATCTTTAAGATAATAATGATCAATCTTACCATGCTCATTTACTACCAAGGCACCAGGCAAACCATCTTTCCACTCAATTTTTATAATATTTACATACTTTGGCGGGTGATAGTAATAATCTGGGTCATGCCATTCTGCTCTAATATTCATGCTTAAGCCTCTCTTACAAACTTAACACCGTTAATTTCTACGGTATCGATATTGTCAATATTCTCAGAAATATCTACTGTAATACCAAGACTTCTCTGCTCCAGAGTAATCTTATCACAGTTAATAACCAAGGACTTCAACATTGGCTCCGCACTACCAACGGCAAAAGCAGCTTCCTTAGTGAAAAGCTGCGGCTCTTCTTTAAACATATTTTCGTTGCAGCTTGGACAGTAGTCTTCCAAACCACGAATCTTTGTAGTAAGTGTCTCAATATCAAAACCAACAGCTACTGGCTGACAATAACCACAAACAGAACATTCAGCTTCATGCAGGCCAGCTCTCTCTTTGACCCACCACTTGCCAGTATTGACGCCACCAAAATCATTCATACCAAAAACCTCCAAAATATTATAATATATAATAAAAGCTGCCTCAAAGCGAAGCAGCTTTAGGACTATTATATTATACGATACGGTACTCAATAGTTTTGATCATCAGACAAAATTTCTGCAAACTGTTTCATTAAGTTAGCAGCTTTATTAAGCTTCTCTTTAAGTCTAGTATTCTCGCCCTCAACGTAATTAATATGATTTATAAGATCATCTGTTCGCTGCTGAAACTCTGCCTGCATCTTGCCAGCCTCTTCAGCTGCAGCAAGTAAAGCTCCCTGTAAATCAAAGGTCATTACATATCCCTCTCTTTACTCATATTTCGAGCAAACTCTTCCCAATCGTTAGCTCTTTTATTTGCGTCAGCAAGGTCTTTTTCCATAACATTAATACAGTTCATAGCTGCTGACATAAGCTGATAGGTACACTCCTCATGTGGTCCCTTCTCGGGTCCCATATACAAAGGACAACCACTACAATTTCTATAAACTGTACAGCAAATAAGCCCCTGTTTAAGCTCTCCATAAGTGAATTCTCTCATTATGCTTCCTTCCATTCACTCATATCAGGTGCGTCTACATACACAACAATACATCTTTTCATATACTTTGCAGCCATTTCATCAAGGTACTTCTCAAGTTCTGCTTCTGCAAGGCAGTTAGCAGCAAATTGCTCCTGAGTGTACTCTCCACGCTCTACACTTACAGCACAGCACCTGGGCTCATAATTAAACTTCTCACAAAGCTCATCTGCGTACTTGTCGTAATATACTTCAGTAAAGCTATCCTTATCGTCATACCAATGGTCACCGATAAGACCGACTGACTCAATACTTGCAGCAGAAAAGCTCGCCATCCAATAACAACTATCATCCCAACAAACTTCACCATTTACCATAGCCACAATAGGCAGGTCAGGATTTGCCGCAACAAGTTCTAAAAGTTCTTTCATAATTATCTCCTAATGTTTATTATTTTAAACGAAAAGCTCAGTTTTGTTTATAAATATAAACGTTAATCAATAGTAAATGTCTTAATACTGGAATAGATGTCCTTGTCAGACTCGCACCAAAGCTCGTCAAAGTCTCTAGCAGCAACAAGGCCAAGGAAAGACTTTGCATTAATGCAACAACGATCACCGTCAGTTACATATACCTTATCATTTTTACTGGTTGCGTGGGAAACTGCAACTACAAAATTACCAATATCGGTAATAGTATCAAGCTGAATTTTTACTCTCATTTTTAAATCTCCTTCTTTATTCTCTGATATTTATGTCTATAATTCCAAGTAAAATCTACTATCTCGTCAAATCTGAACATTAGCTGATCAAAGATATCAAATTTTACATAATCACGATTATTTTCTTTGTCGTGCCAAGCGTGCTCGCTCAACATCTTCTTAGCAAAAGCTGGCCAGTTAAGTATCTGGTCATCTGTAATATCAATTTTACCTTCTCTAAAGATTCCACACCAAGGTTCAAGATATACTCTATTGTCTTCAATATAAAGAATCATCTCATACTCAGCGCGCGACCAATATTGCCACTGAAGCTCTAACTTCAGAGCATCTGCAAATTCTTCTTTAGTTGTATATTTCTTTTTAAGTTTCTTTACACGGTCTTCTCGATAAGCCAAGACATCATGAACTTTTACTGTCTTTGCATTAAAATCATGTATAAGGGTCGGCCAAGTAAAAGGTGGCCTAACAACTTTACTCATCTTATCTCCTTAATATGACTGTATAAAATATCTATACCTTGTACCGACCTTACCCATTCCCCAAGGATGACAACTATCCTTGCCTAAGTTCTTTTTAGCCCAATCGTAAGCATTGGCAGCAGTAGGAAAACCCGACTTTACTGGAATAAAAAGCTTTTCTGAATCCATAATTTTAAACATTATAGTATCTCCTCATATACAACCATAATAGCGTCATTAGACCCGCCAGCATAATGAATAGACAAAACTTTAATATCTTTACGATTAATAAATTTTTCCACCTCATCGCAAGCCCAAGTTGCAGTGATATAGCTCGAACCGGACGGATTTACACAATGTTCTTCATGGTTTTTGAATATTTTAATTTTCTTCATTATCTTATCTCCTTCCAGCCATTTGCTTGAATAATAGCTCTCATGTTAGCAACTCCAACCGGGTTAGCTGAATGTAAAGAAAATCTATAGTTAATACAGTGTTCCAACCAATATGCACGCTTTAGTGCATTACCAGAGCGGCATAGTCTCTCAAGCTCTTTAAGAACTTCAATAAAGTCGCCGCCCTCAAAAGCATAGTCACCAGCATCATGATCAAGGGCAATTTCTTCGATATCATCAGCATTATGATAAATGGTGTGAAGTGCATTCAAAGTCGACTTACACCAAATATAGCCTTCTGGTGCAGGTCTAACATCATCAATCCATAGTTTCATGTGAACCGCCCTCCTTAATATAAACCTCTGCATAGTAACGAGCCAGGTTGGCAATGTCTACACTTGACATAGGATCCTTAATACAGGCTCTAATCTTCTCCTCAAGCGGATGTGCCGCTCTCCAAGCCTCAGCAATCTTTTTCTGCTCTTCATTATACGCCTTCAAGTCTTTAGTAGCCTCTGCCCAAAGCTCTTCTTCATGCTCTCGTCGGTAGTCCATAAGCTCTTCTGAATATTTCTGTTCAGTGGGCCAGCAAACAGCATTAGCAAAAATAATGCCACCAACAAAAAGAATAGCACCAACAGCTGTTCCAGCATAAAACCAGCTACTAAAGCAAGCGGCGAGAACACTGAAAGTAATCATAAAGATTAAGCCAATCATACATCCCCAACCGATACAGCGAAATCCAATACAGCTCCATTTATATGCCTGCTCACGAAGGTGTGTTTCAGGTTCAGTTCGCGGTCTACTACATTTTACCTTTTCAATAGAAAAATAATTCTTTCCAGGCTCAAAAGTCTCTTTGTCAAAATACATTTCCATAGTAACCATATAAAAATCCTCCATAAATAGTAAAAACTTCCTATATTATAATACAATACAGGAAGTCTTATTTTTATGATACTTTAGAAATTTATTTTAATTTACAGGATTATCTTTAATCATTTGGAAAAGTATACGAGCTTTTTCATAATCTGTCTTAGGCTCCTCGGGCACTGCCATTGTAGTAGGCTCGCTTAAATACTTTTCAGTCTCAAGCCCGAGCTCTGCAAGATAAACAACCCACTTAAGCCAATCAGCTTTATTAGCATTCATCTTTCTAATACCGGCATTTTTACCACAGTCTTCAAGATGAAAAGCATAGCTAAGCTCGTTTCGCGCCTTTTCAAGAGCTGCTTCCTTAACAGCAATCATATCATTATTAGCCATTAGTGGGCTCCTTATCAAAAATGTATTCTTTAAGGTCTCGCTCAAGTACGTGAAGCAGAGCCTTAATAGAAGCGGCCTGTTCTTCAGGAAGGTCTTCAACGGGACTAGCTTCTCCATAAATAACTGCGTGCAGACCCTCAATTGCACCCTTAAGCTCCGGCTCAGTAGAATACCTTCTAAAACAAACGTATTCTCCTTCCATAAAAAGCTCAAGAGGGTCGCCTTCCTTAAGGCGCATAGTGCGTCTTACTTCCTTAGGAATAACTACTCTTCCAAGGTCATCAATTCTTCTTACAATTCCAGTTGATTTCATAGTTAAATCTCCACTTTCTTTAAATATTTAAAAGGTACAACGGTACAGTTATAATCAAAATTGCCTTCGTCCCATTCAACATCGGCTTCTTCTTTCTGATAATTAATATAAGTAATCCAACCGATAATGTATCCATTATAGGCTTCTACCATATCTCCGACTTTAAATTCCATAAAGCACTTTAAAAAATTCCATGAGTTTCTTCAAGTCTTACTTCCTCAATGTGATAAATAGGAAGCGCCTTAAGCTTTTCCTGATAGCGAGCAATTCTCTCACCTCTGCAGCCAATAAGCGGACCTGGACGATCCGTATAAATAGTAAGCACATTCTTTCTAAGACTGTAAAGCATAAGATGGCTTACCTTAGCATCATCCTTCCACTCCTTAAGAACATCGCGAACCATAGAATCATACATAATAAATTCCTCCATAATTGTTATATTATATTATACAATACAAATATTGCCGATTTCAATATTTTTAATAAAAAGAAGGCATATATTTCAATGCCTTCCTAGATAGCCTAAATTTCGCTTATATTGAGCTTTAATGCTTACCCTTACAGTTTTTCTTACCGTTGCATTTATGCTCGCCAGAGCAAGAATTACAGCTCTTTACAGCGTTAGATCCAGATGTCGGAGGAGCTGGTGGTGTTGACGAGCCATTTTTAGGGCTATACCCAGTATTATTCGTCGCGATGCCGTTGGTATTAGCCTCACAACAACTCAAGATAGTTTTCATTACTTCGCCATTTGCTACGTCGTCAGAGCAATTGTGAGCAGTAGTATACTTAGTACCATTAAGCTCACTTGAGGTAGAAGTAGTCAAGTAAGTGTCCAACTCACTAACACAGGGAGTAGTATAGTCGTTCAAGCGGGGCTGCGTGCAAGTAATACTATTAAACTTATTCTTATTACACCAAGTACAAGGAGTATCTCCTACATAAATACCGTCTCTTAACAAGTTCTCTCTCCAAACACAGCCCGCACAAGGGTCAGTGCTGTCTGACGGCCACTGATAGCCAATACCGCCAGGAATAGTAGGGTCCTGAACCATACTTTGATGATGATAATCCTTACCACAGGTAGGACAACTTACCTTATCAGAAGTTGCAGAAAGCTTTAAGTCAGAGATTTCATATGTGAATTCACAACCACACCACTTGCAAAATGCGTGGAATTCTTTCTGACCTGGTTTAGTAATTTTAATTGCCATTATTTTTCTCCTTAGTATCTTCCTCATCGGAAGTTTTATGTTTAAATTCGTAGGTAGGAACTAGCTCCACCGCTAGAAGCAAAAATAGCAGCCAGAGGCAGCCAAGGCTTCCGGTAAGTACTACCATAAAGTATACAAAAGCAAGAACGGCCACGATGGCGAGTAGCCTGCAGACTATTGAAGCTATAATGCACATCGTCCAATTTTTCATTTACTATATTTCCTCCAGCAAGCATAGCAGAATGCTCTGTATTTATCATTTCCGCCAATATCAACTTGATCGCCCTCTGTTACTATACTACCATCTTTAATACGTGCATTAATAACAGCAAAGTTACCGCAGTCACATATAACTGGAATATCTTTAATAATACTTGCAAGCTCAAATAATCTTTTAGAGCCCTCAAACAAATGAGAGGTAAAGTCCGTTCTTAAACCATAACAGAGCACCTGAATATCTTTTTCATCAGCAAGAATCTTAAGTTCTTCTACCTGTGCTTTTGTAAGAAACTGTGCTTCATCACATATAACAGTATTAGTTCCTTCTGGCGGAACTAACTTGTCAGTAGCACTGATTGCATCAGCCCAAGCGCTAATTCCAACCCTGGACCTAATTAATGTTTTAATTGCTTTACCATTGTCATACTGCATTTCTTCTCTGGTGTCAATCTCAGGCTTAATCAACCAAACATTCTTACCTTTTTCAGTATATTGAAAATTTGTCATTAGAGCATGAGCTGTTTTAGAACTGCCCATAGGGCCTGTATAAAAAATTAGCTCTGCCATTAAATCTCCTTCTTATCTTCAATAGCCGCAACTGCTGTTGCATTCAAAGTTCTAATTACATACAAACCACACTGAGTTGCTGCGTCCTCGAACCACATTGAATCATAAGGCTTTCTTTCTTTAACAGGCTTTGCATTACGTGTATGGTACCAGGTTACCGAGGGCAGACCAACAATAAATGGAAATAGTGGACCAAACAAGCAATTTTGGAAAGTATGACCAAATTCATGAGCATCAAGAGCACCACGAGACTTATGGTCTCTCAAGAAACAAAGACCGCACTCAAAGCCTCCCCAAGAGTCAGGACCAACAGAAATGCTATAAATCCAATGATAAGGCTTAAAAGTGATCTTTACCTTTCCGAACGAGCACAGCTTTACTAGATAAAGCGCTCCTGAAATAACTGCGCCAACCAAGGTCATGATAAAGCCCCAAGTGCAAGCAAGAATATAGTATAGTTTTTGATGTTTCACAAGGAACTTAGTCCAAATAGCACACAAATTAAATAAAAATGTTCCAGCCTTAGTGTGCTGATAGGCTGCTTTGATTTCTGGAATAGGGGTAGTCAAAATAAATCTCCTTTATATAAATAATTACTATTATAATATACGATAAAAAAAAGAGAAAAGTCACTCAAAACTGAATAACTTTCCTCTTAAGTATGGAGCTGGCGAAGGGAATCGAACCCCCAACCTGCTGATTACAAGTCAGCTGCTCTACCGTTGAGCCACGCCAGCATATTTGGTTGCGGGAGTAGGATTCGAACCTACGACTTCTCAGGTTATGAGCCTGGATTGCTGACCTCTGCATCATCCCGCGATATATGACCTAGCTAAATACTATTTGATGTGGATTACGACAGTCAGCCAGGACGACTGATAATCGTCTCCACGCATTACCTTCTTTAAGAAATAAGCATAGGTTCTAGAAAAAATAGGCTCGACTATTTATGTAT